CATACACTGGATGATATATGGTTGAATGTTATCAACCACTTGTTGTGTAATCCAGTTACCCATAGAATCTTGGTATTGAATTTGTACTTGATTCATATCACTTCTCCTTAATTTAATATATATAATATATCATTATTAAGTATCATTGTCAAGGTCTTTTTTTAAATAAGAATGACTATGTGCCATCATAAGATATTTGAACCTATATACAAAACTATATTCAATTGGTTCATATATCTTTACTATACGAACATATCCATTAATTGTGCCAACGTCCTCTGTGGTCATCAATGTGGATGTGATTAAATCTTCCTGAATAGGTTCCAACTCCTCCACCCCATGTTGTTTTCAGATAACGTGCAACTTGTCTATATTTCCCTCTTGGTGGATTGAAATCCACTGCACGACAATATCTGTGCATTGATGGTCGGCCAGTTTTTCTTACTGTTGCACCTGGACGACAAGATGATGTAATACTAATCTTACCAAACTTAGATTCAACATCACGAAGCTTATTTGCTACACTAACTGGCATTTTGTGTCCTTTGAATTTTGTTAGTCCAGAACGTACTATCTTACTTTTACGTGATTTATAAATTCTTTTCTTAGCGTACCTTCTTTTCTTAGAATATACTTTTTTCTTAACGTATCTCTTTTTATTTACATATGTCTTCTTATAAATTTGTTTTTTAGAATAAATATCACCATTTGAATCAAAATAAAGTTTTGCATTTGCTTTAGTTGATGTTAATGAGACTAAAACAATAAGAAGTCCTACTCCAATTGAGTAAAAACGATTAAACACTTTCTTTCTCCTCACTTGTTTAACTTACTGGCCAATACACACATCGTGCATAACCATAACTTTCTTTTATTTTATCATTAAAAGATAATGGATGTTGTTCAAAATTACCAATACAAATATGAACATTTTCATCTTGTGATGGTAACATCTTTACTAATTTTGGATCGTCTGAAACAAATACTGTTCCGTGCTTTGAAGTCATTAACCAACCTTTATTTGATTTATGACGAACCATTTTAATTACAGGAGCACAATCTTTTTCTGTACAACACCACTTGTCATACCAATTATGAGAATATACTTCTTGGATATAAAGAAACCCAATAAAATATAAAAAGGAAATAAGAATTAAAATAAACTGTGTTCCTTTACTCATTTACACCAATCCTTCTTCTTACCTTTCCCGCCAATATATACGGCAGCGTGTTTATTGTCAATTAATAATTTGCTAAGAAGTTTGCCATCCAAGGAGATATCCCCAACTATTCTTCCTCCAAACTTACCCCACTTTTTGAGAATGATTCTTACTTCTCTAGCGTTCTGGATTTGTTCTGTGGTAAACTCTTTTGCTTTTTGTGCTTTCTTTCTCTCTAAATCACACTTTGCAAGATGATTTTTCTCTGGAGTATCAACACCATCAATTCTTAATTTGAGAGTTTTTTTGAGAGGGTCTGGTAAGAATTTTGCTTCAAATTCTACTGTGTCTCCATCTACAATTTTAACAATTTTATAGTTATATTTTTTGTTATGTAGGAATATAAGAGATGATACTGATTCTAATCCTTGGACATCAGCATACCCTAGATAACCGGCACAAAAAATTCCTCCTGCTACAATAGTAGCAAAGATAGTTTTCTTTCTCATTTTAATCCTCTTCAATATTCTCTACATCATCAGCAATCACATACTGTGCATCACTATCTAATGGTTGATTAAACTCCAATACTTTTCTTACATTGATAATTCTTTCTTCAACACTCTTAATAGTTTTTCTGGTGTTCTCGTCATTAAAATCATCTTCTAAATCGTGAAGTGCTGCTTGTAAATTAGTATCAGCACAATAATCCACGTGAAATTTTCTTCCATCCTTATCAGTGTATCGCTTCAAAGGAGGGAACAAAATTTCCTGGATTTGTTGGAGTTTTTCTTCTGCTGGTGTTTTAGGTTCTTTTTTATTAAAAGAACATAGGTGTGCTAATAATGCCGTGTCAAAAATCTTCATAATATATTTACCTATTATCTATTTCGTTTTCTGCCAATGTTATATTTTGCTTCTAGAACCCATTCACTTTTTTCTTTGTGAGGAATGATTTTAATTTGTCCCATAGGTGCTCTAGGAGATTCAATTTTTTCTAGGTTTACGACTGAAACTAAGTCCCATTCTTTTAGAAGATTTACAATAGTATTTCTTCTACCTTTATCTTCATCAGAGAAATCAGTTGGTTTTCCATCAAGAGCAAATAACTCTTTAAAATGGACAATATAATATTTACCCTGTTTGTGTAAAATGTGACAGGATTGATAAAGTTTATTTTCTTTTCTTGAAGCAATACCAATGCGAGTTAAAGTTTCCTTTATTTTAAGGAAATCTTCATCTTCAGCAATAGTCACTTCAACAAGATTATCTAGATTGCTCATTTTTCTCCACCTTTTTGTAATTTTTCTTTAATTTTGTAGAGTTGTTTCTTAGTCAGAACTTTAATCGCCTGTTCTGCTTTCTTACGATTATATTTATAATAATCACAAACTAAAGAAATGTCGTCAAAAGGTAAAGATTTATCTCTTTTAAAGAATCTTTTTCTTGCTTTTATAGAATAAAAAAGATATTCATAATGCATTTTATCTTCTAGATGTCTATTCATATTCATTTCATTTGAATAAAGAATAGTATCTAGATAGTTAGAAAGAACTTTATTTGTCCTTCCTGCTATATATTTTTCTTCGGAATTAACTTCTAAATATTTTTTATCTCTTGTTATACTATTTTCATATCTCCAATCATACTTATTCATTTATTTCACATTCTACCATAACTTCAACTAAAAATGCCATAAAGTTAATCTCTGCATCTGCAACAAATGCATTTTGATACTGATATTTACCAAGTAAAATAATTAGGTGTGGTAAAGTTTGCTTTGTAAAATATTCAGCACCGTGTTCATAAAACTGTCTATATAACTCACTCATATCACAATCTGAGTTGTTGTACAACCAATTCCTTAACATTGGATAGTTTTTCTGTTTAAGAATAGAAATTAACTCTGTAATAGAAGTTTCTTTTACATCAACAAGAATACCAGTATCAATTTTTCCTGAAGAAGAATATCTTTGTAATTCGTTTAGAACTCTTCTAAAATCAGGAAAATATTTTTGAATGATTTCAGCAATCACACTTCTTTCATATTCTATACCTTCATTTTTAAGAATCATTTCAATTCTTTTCATAAAGCACATAGCAAGTTTAACTTTATCATTTTTGTTAAAGTTAAAATCAATCACTGTACATCGTGAATGTAGAGGTTGAATGATTCTATTCTTAAAGTTACAGGTAAGAATAAATCCACAATTTTTAGAAAACTCTTCCATAAAATTACGAAGAGCAGGTTGTGTTGAATTAGCATTTAGATAATCTGCTTCATCAAGAATAATATACTTCTTACCACCATATAGAGATACTGTTGAAGCAAAATTATGAATTTCATTTCTAAGAGTATCAATATTACCATTTAAAGAACCATTGATAACTAGATATTCACATTCCAGTTCAGTGAGAACTGCTTTTGCAACACTTGTTTTTCCAACACCAGAGGTTCCAGATAGAATCATATTTGGAACTTCTTTTTTATCAACAAAAGATTGAAAAACAGATTTCATATTATCAGGCAAAATAGTATCCTTTACAGACTTTGGCCTGTAAAGTTCGGTCCACAAAAACTGTTCCATTTTATTTCCTCAATTAATTCATCACACTTTGATGATCATAACGAATCCAATACTCAATAACATTACCATAGAACTTTGCAACACCTTGTCCTAAAACAATCCTATAGTCATCACCAAGTATTTTAATATTTTCTGCTAAGAAAATCGCTTTAAAGTTATTGTCAGTTTCACCAACAACAATTTCAAAGCTATTACCAGAGTCTACTTTCACATCACAGACAATCATTTTTAGTTTACCATCTTTTCCTTCAAATACAATATTAGGAACAGATAGAACAGATAATGCTTTTTCTGCATCTTTTAGATTTTGTGATGTTATATTGAACTCTGCTACTTGTGGATCTGTAGTCAGTTTATGTTCTGGTATAACACATTTACTAATAAGTTCTTCATCTACATACATATAATTAATAGATTTGTTACCATCAGTAATAGTAACATATGATTCTTGGAAAATCAACTCTGGTTCATAAAACATTGATAAACAAGAGATAAATTTACTTAAATCATAAACTGCAAAGTTTCGTTCAAATGGAATTGGAAGATATGCCTCTGCAATAGTATTTCTTGATTCTGAAATAACACCAATCTTATTTCCCTTTTTTACAGAAAGGGATAAACTGTTTTGTGCAAAGTTTTTCAAAATATTAATAACATTCTTATCAATTTTCATAATATAATCCTAATTTATTTCTTTTTAGCTTTAGAAAGATTAGAAGGGTCTGCTGTTGCTGCAGCACCAATTGCTGCAAGGTCTGCAAGAGAACCACCAAAAATATAGGAACCAACATGTTGAAGTTGCATCCAAGGACACAACCAAGTTTTAAGTCCTGCTTCTTGTGCTTTTTGACAGAACCAATAATCTTCTGATAAATATCGTTTTGTTTTTGGATCAATTTCTGCTTGAAAATATTGCATAATTTCACGAGACCCATCAAAATGTTCTGTTCTTACATGGTCTGGTTTATACATATATTGTTTGTATGATTCTTGAAAT